TAAGCCAAACATTTCGTCTAGATCTTCGTCGTCTGACTCATCTAGATCTTCGTCGTCTGATTCATCTACTTCTTCTTCTGACTCATCAACTTCTTCATCAGTTGCTTCGTCTAGGTCGTCATCTTCTGACTCGTCTACTTCTTCGTCAGTAGTTTCTTCAACTTCTTCTTCTGACTCTAAAATACTACTATAAATTTCACGTGATTTTTCTACCACGATTTCGTGAAATAACTCTTCTGCACCTGCTTTGTCTTCGGCAATCAGGCGCTCAAGCATTTCTTCAAACTTTGCGCGATCAGTCATTGTTATCTCCTTTATATCTTTACAAGGCTGTCTATTATATTTACACATAATTTAAAAAAGTGCGCAGAAATAGGCGATTTTCCGCCTATTTTGTACGCACTTATGAAATTTTAAATATTTTTTTAAATTTTTCTACTGTAATATGTTCTAAATTGTCTAATCCTATTAAAGCATCAGGAACAAAGGAGTTCACTGTTTCAACTACTCTTATATATCTCTTAGATGGAAATCGTTTTATTACCATAGAAGTCTGTCTTTGCCAATTTCCGTAATAAGTTGCACGATCATTTACTTTTTTATAGTTGTCTGTGCCACTGTAAATGTTGTTTACTAATTCGTTTTTAACACCTATACCTACATAATCGAAGCCTAAAATATACACCGTTTTAGCGCCATTATGACTTGCAAAGTTAAGTGCAGTAGGTCCACTACTCCAACCTAAATTAGGATTAAAAAGGTTTATTCCTTTTAATTCTCTTGTGTATTTGTTTGCATTTGTCCAAACATTATTTGTTTCTTGTGCGCCAGCAGTAGTAATTTCTCTAATCATTTTAGTGTCAACTGCTATCAAATAGTCCGGGGTAAATTCTCGATACAGTGCATTGCATCCATATATCGTTCCGTGTCCGACTAATTCTTGCACATTAATTTTTGCTCTGCTTGTACCATTTCCTAAAACAAATGCAATGTCATGTGTTGGCAAAGGAGTGTTGTCAATTTTTGTAACACCTCTTGCACGAGGTATGTGACTTGGAACACTTTGAGGTTTTGTTTTAGGTTTTGGCGGAGGAGGAGGAGAAACAGGTTTTTGCACTTGAGGTGCTTTTTTCCAACCTTTTTCTTGTCTTAATCTTTGTTTACGTTGTTCAGGAGTTTCACCAGGCAAGTATTCTTTGGGCAAGTGTTACTCCTTAAATGGCTTCTTCGCCGCCTTGTGCTGCTAATCCGTACATTGCCCTTACGTACTCTAATTCTTTTGTTGCTTCTTTACGATGCATTTCGTCTGCTCGTCTGGCTTTGTTAATATCTTTTAAAGTTAAACGAGTTTTTCTTGTGTCATCAAGATTTACTACGCTTTCGTCATTGTCCTCATTATAACGATCGTCTTCAACTGGTTCCATGGTGTTTTTATCAAAGTAATATAATTCACGTAGTATCATAGTAGTATTTATGCGCTAAAAGGATCAGATGCTCCTTCGTCGCCTCCTCCTGTGTCTGCTCCTGCTGCAATATCTGCATCAGTATCAAGTTCGTCTCCGGTTGCTGCTTCTGTATCGTCTGTAATGTCAGCACCGTTAATACCTGCATCACGTAGTTGTGCTGCTGCATCTGTTTCGCCTGCTGCAAAGAATTCATCGTTTTCTTCACGCCATAGTCGTTCATTTTCTGCAATTTCTTCTTTGCTTAGTCCTAAGAAACGACTTAATGCAAAACGATTTGAAATAAACGGAATTTGTTGCATCTGTGCAAATGTACTAATGCGATTACTGTCAAGTTCTGCTTGACGATAACTTGCAAAGTTTTGTGGAGGTTGTAATCTTAGATCAAACATTGCTAGATCAATGTTTACACCTTTTTGACTTAGATATAGTTTAAACTCATTGTTAAACACATCTGTGATCATGCTTTGCAGACGTTCGCAATAATTGTTGAAGCGTAGTTCTTGAATGTATGCTGTCCCCACACGTCCATCATTATATTGTGAAGCACTATCATCTGCTCCAGTTGGTAGGTACGAACTAGGGATACGTAAGCCGCGTAGCAACTTATTAGTGAAGTATTTAAGGTCATCAATTTCTCCTAGGTTAGTACCACCAGGAAGTGTTTCAACTTTTGATCCTCTACCTTCAGCAGTTTGTGGAAAGAAGTAGTCTTCGTTGATTGACAAAGGGTTGTATGATGAGTCTATAACTGTCTGACCACCGCCTGTCTTGGATGGGATTCGTCTTTGGTGTATTTCTGTCTTCACACGTTCTACAAACTGCATAGCCAAGTGTGAAGGCATATTGCCCACATCAACGTAAAAAACACGTCTTTCAGGCGCTCGCTGCACCCTATAGATAATAATTGCATCTTCTAATAATTCTTTTTGTTTGTAAACTTTAAAAATACTTTCTAGCAAACTATTACCAAATGGATAGTTTTGATCTAAACCTTCGCTCATTGACAAATGAATCATGTGATTTGCATCAATTGCTGTTTCATTTGATTCGTTACTAAATCTGCTTGAGTTTTGATCAGGTGTTCTGCCTGACATGTATTTGTTATCAAGTGTTTGATAACCTTGTGTGTTAGCACCAGGACCATAAGCAGTGTTAGTGTTGATCTTTGTTGCTGCCAATGCTTCAAAGCCAATGTTAATGTCTTTAACAATATACTGCTCAGGGCGTTTGCCTTCACTTTCGTTTACAATAATTTTTGTTACGTTTGCCGGATCAACGTGAAACCATTTTTTAGTTTCAGGATCTCTAATAAAAAACTGATCGCCATACTTGAAAGTGTTACGAATAATTTTAAACATACGTGTTTCAAAGTCTTGGATTTTGCACCATTGTTTAAGCATTTGTCCAAGAATTTGTACTTCAGTGTTGGTTGCTGATTTAGAAAATTCAATTTTAAAAGGTGTTGAGTTTTCTTTATTCTTTTGAGAACAAAATTCAGCAAGAATATCTAATGCAGCATTTACTTCACTGTCGTTGTCCATTGTGTTGTATTGACCGTAACGTTCAATACGATTAGGCGAGCCTACATAAACATCAGGTAAATGTGAACTGTAATTGGCAGCCGCAGGACCTACTCCTTGTCCTTTAGTAAAACTAAAAGGTGAGTAACTACCGCCTGTGTTCATTGATGTTGGTACTGGTGTAAAATATTTTTTCCAACTCATGCCATCATATCCGTTCCTAATTTTCTAATGCCTCTAGCAGTCTTTTCTTGATGCTGTACACTCACAGTCATCAAGTCCCTAATTTGTGCTGTAAGTGTATTTAGTTGGTTAATAGCACCTGGAAGGTCGTTTACGGCGGCAGTTTCAGACGGATTAAGAACACGTTCGCCTTGATTAACTCTAGTTACAGTTGTTTCTGGTTCTGTTGATCTTCCTGTTGCTCTTAGAGTTCCAACTCGTCTAAATCCTTCAGGCAATGTAAGAGTGCTTATATCACCACCTGCTTCTTTAAATTTATTTAACAAAGCAGAAAGTCCTTGTTCTGCGCCTGAAACCATATATCCTGCTAAAGGATCATTGCTTTCTCTTGCTGTGTTTACAACATTTGTTTGGTTTGCAATTCTTGCTGTTAAATCTGCAATAATTTCTTCAGATGTTTTTGTAGCAGAATCAGGAATTAAGAAACCTAGCCATGTTTCATTTAAGGCATTCATCAAACTAGCAATTGCTTTTTCCATAATTGGTTTTAATGTTTCAATTAAAGAATCCATTTTTGTTTGAAATGCCGGACTTTCAAATGCTGCTTTGATACCTGCAACTGATTCGTCTACAATACGTTGAAATACACTCATGTTTTCTTGTCCTTCGGTTGCTGGACCAAAAACTTTTTCAACAAGTTGTTGCATTATTGTTTTAGAATTTTCACCAGTTTGAAACCCAGCGTATTCTAAAATCATTGTCTTAGTAGTATCTAATATATTAAAGAACCCTTCTTTAATTTTTTCTGCATATCCGCCTTGTTCAAAAATACTGACAAATCCGTTTTTAATACTTTCTATAAGCCCGCCTCGGCGTTCCATTATTGCTTCTGGACCTTCAAATCCAACAGCAACTTCTTCTCCTAATATCATATCAGTGAACCAATTTTTTAATCTAGTTCCTAACTCGCCTACTCGATCTTTAAACACAGTAAACGGTTGTTCACTAGATGTCATGTCGTTAACTAAATTAGTTGCCCATGCAACTGCCATTGTAAGTTT